CAGAAGAAAATTTAGGAGAATCAAACTCAAAGAGGCCGCTATTAGCAAGGTAGACGTCATTGTTATATTCTAATTCTCTATGGTAAGAGCAAAGGTAATAGTTTGAATTAAACTCAAGCTTTATAAGAAATACAAATTTTATTTTGTCACTGTTAATAACAGTTTGAACTGCGTTTGAAAATGTTCTCATTATAAGGCCTCTATAACTGTAATGGTTCCTGCATTTGAAAGTACACCATCGGAAAAAGTTATGCCTGTTAAATTTGAAATGTCTCGGTAATATACGAGTTGAACAGAAGATGACATTTCTAGACTATGGCTAGTGGTCAGAGGAGATTGTAATTTAGGGAAAAAACTTACAGTGGGATCTCCCGAGGTAAAGTCAGCGTCTGTTGTTGTCATATATATTTTATCATGGGTACTAAAGGAAATAAAAGAACCTTTAGGCAATAAACCAGTTTTCCCTGCACCGCTAATAATAACCTGGGTTGCACCTGCTAGTACCGGGACTGAAACATTAGCGGTATTGGCTGTAACAGTAAACAGACGATCTACTTCAGGAAGTTGAGGCATAATCATAGTGTTAGTAGAGGTCATTCCTGTGACGGCGCTGATCATCATTTGTTGTTGTGTTTCAGGTGTACCTATTGTATTAAAAGACAATTCCCACCGTTGAACATCCTGAGAAGCTCTTTGCTTGCTTAAAGAAACAGTATCAACTTCGTAAATAGGTTCGTTTGAAACAATTGATAGGGGTGCGAGAATTTCAGCACCTTCAAAATAGTATTTCATTATTAACTCCTTAGTGGCCTTGCCAGCAATAATAGTTTTGTTTCAAGAAAAAACAAAGGTCTTGTTTCATTAATACCTTCGTTTAGCTCTGAGGTTGTGATCCACCAACCATCACCAGCTAACATAGCCCCACCGAGTTGACTGTCTTCAGATCTAGCCTGAAAAGCAATATCACCGAATATAGGTCTTTTTGTTTTAATTATTTCATAATTAGATTTTTCAGCCATATCTTTTAGACTGTCAAAACCAGAATTTTTTAGGGCTTTAAAGAACCCTTTAATTGTTGTATAGTTTTTAAATTTAAAGTCATAAAAATATGAGTTTTCCCCTCGGAGTGATTTATCATACTCAACAAGCAAAGAAAAACAATCATTATAGCCTCTAGTATACTCATCAACTTCTTTAGTGCGAGAGTTGATTATCGCTTTAGCTTTATTAATAGCTACTTCTATTTCTTCTACTGTATAATAACTCATAAGAACTCTCCTAGAATGGCACAGAGAGCAACGACAGGGGGTCTTAGATGAGCAACCCCATCAAACGCACCTAAAGCCACTCTCTGTGTCTCTTTACATATCTTCTTCTATAAACAGACGTACTAAGTCTGCAACAATGTCACTACGTACAATATCCTCTACACCAAACTGAATTACAGGTAAGTTAATACCAGAGTTATTTACTTTACGTGCAAATTTAACCAAGTCCCGGCCATCACGCACATCAGATTGAGCAGGGTCTCCCATAAGCACAAGCTTAGTGTTCTCACCAATACGGGTAGTAATAGCTTTAAGTTCATCTATACAAAGATTTTGTGCTTCGTCAACTAAGACTAAAGCATTTTCGTATGAACGACCACGGATTGTTTCGATAGGTTGAATTTCAATTTCACCTTTGGCTAGCATGTATTCATACCTACCTTTACCAAAAGCCTTAGTTAATACTTCTAACATTGGCATAAGCCAAGGTGTCATTTTTTCTTCGACTGTCCCTGGAAAGTGACCCAGAGATTTTCCTGTTGGAACGTTAGCCCTTGTCAATACAATCTTTTTGTATTTACCCTTCATAAATAATTGAGCAACGGTCCCTGCACTGCAATAAGTTTTACCCGTACCTGCACAGCCCATAGTGACCGTAATTGGACACTCCTTGATAGCATTAATCAAGTTATCTTGCCTTTCATTTTTAGGCAAGAGATGGAATGATTTAGGAAATTTGTGAACGTTAGATTTGCGCTCTTCTTCTTGGCGCATATACTTAGGCATCTTAGCGTTTTGTTTAACCGAATAACAAGATTGCTTTTTGGACATGAAGGTTTCCTTGAGTTATTATTTTATGCAGGGTGTACCTATGTTGTTAAGCACACCCTGTTAGGATTGCTATACCTCTTCTGCTTCAGGAACCTTTAAATCTTCCTCCAGCATTTTAGCAAAGGTATCTCGACCAACTTGTAATTGATCTAAGTTAAATCTAGTAGAACCGATCTTACGGTCTAAGTCAGATAAATGGCTAATTAGCATCTTTTGCTTATCAGTAAGTTGGTCTGCAGTGTATTCTTTGTCGTTAATAGTAATGGATTGTGTTTGTTTCTTTTCCATTTTATTTTCCTTTAAGTTATTAGTTAGGCAGGGCCATTACAGCCCCGCTGTTATTTTTATTTTATACTACTCAGGCTTAGTAGGCCATGTAATATCGTGTGGAAAGCCAGATTGCTGTGGTACATCTAGTAAAGCTTGACGGTATGTAGACCATGCAGCCTGTGTGTCAGCATCAAGTGCAGCCCAACGCAGTGCATTACCAGCAATAGTATCCACTTCTTCAAGAAGCCTATCCCTATCCTTTCGACAAGGAATGGACATATCCCAAGCTCCGTTTAGGTATTGCGCACTTCCAACTTCAGGGGCGGTGTCTACTTCAACCCAAGTATCCTGTATTTCGGGATCATGAGGGTTGTCGTATGCCCCCATTAAAAAACCAGAAGAATTAACAAAGTAGTGAAAAGTCATATAATTAATTCCTTATCTACCCAAGCAAGTTTAATCGAACGTGAAAGTAAGTACTGTTGGCGAAAGAAACAGTAGACTGAGTGTCCTGTCGCCTAACTAGAATACCTGCGTCCAACATAGCCATTTTGACTGTTGTACTAGTCGGCTTTAGAACAATCTGTCCCCAGTTTGAGTACCTTTCATTCATGTTAAATGCTGTGTCACCTACGGCATATCCGTAAATAGCTGTTACACAAACGTACTCCACACTGAAGGCTTTTGGAGCTACTCCAAGGTCATGGGTAAAAGAGTAAGTTGTGTCTATAGCCCAAGCAAATGTACTGGAAGTCCAAGTCGAAAGGGCTTCAGCACTATCAAAGTTGTCATCACCTCGAATTACACTAACCATATCATTCCACCGTTACGTTGGGGATAGGTTGGATTGCTTTGAGTTCAGCAGGGGTAGTAGCAGCATCAATGGTTGCAAGTGAAGGTGCATCACGCAAGGCTTGTTTGTCAGAGATGATCTGTGTCGTGTCAGCGCCTGTCTCAAGTGCCTTCATGTAGGCTGTGTCTAGTGCAGCCAATGGATCAATACGAGCTTGACGTATCTTGTCACGCCAGATGTCCTTGGCTGCTGCCATGTCTACAGAGATAACCCCTGCATTAGCATCAGCCTCCCAAGCACCACGGAACGTGCGTTCTGCTGGTACTTCATAGTCTGCGGCGTCATAAGATGTTGCGCCTATCTTGATAAAAGTTTGTGTCATTGGGTTACTCCGTAAGGTTTTCTTTGATTACTCTGTAATTGCTCATGATACGCAAACCACGTTGATGTTAATCATATCAACAAAAGTAGCATTGATAGAGTTTCCTGTGCCTACTGAACAGCTAGTTGTAGTAGATGCTACACCCACTAAAGGACTACAGTTTGCTTGCATATTAAAACCTGTTGTAACTGCTGACATGGTGGTAGAGTGCACTGCGTAAGGAACAGCGGTGGAATAGTTTACTGTGTATTTTCCCGTAGTAACATCTGTAATGGACGAAACATTGCCTGAGTTAGTAATAGCCACAGTACCTGTACCGTTGAAGTTTACCCAAGCCCTAGTAGGATAAATACCAGCACCACCTGTAGTCTGTAAGTTATCAACCTTTAACGTACTCATGCTGCTAACCTCCACGCATTACGGAATTGTCTGTCAGACGGTACATCTGCTGTCTTAACAATCTTAAACATTGGTCTGTTGTACTCCACCGACCAAATGTGACGAGGGATGTCTTTCATGATTAGATACTCCATAGCTTCTTCTTCTGTGAGGGGC